ATTTGTACCAGTGTAGAAATTCTCATTACCACCAAAATAACAGTTATAACCTAAACCTGCTCTTGCATTCCAACCACCACCAGTAGGTGACTCAATATGCAAATAATCTCCAACCTTTACACTTGAACGATCACCTTGATTCGTATTATTTTGATCAGATGATCCAGCACCCATATTAAATACGGAAGAATTATTAGCAGGACCACCAACAGCAATATTAAATCTAACTACATTACCAGCATTAAATCTTAATTGGCGAGCAGCGTGAGCATATTCAATCGCACCGTCAGTTCCTGAATTATCATTAAATCGAATACCGCTACCAGCTGTGCTAAACATGGTGATTCCAGTTTCACCGCTTTGTGTTCCATATCCGAGTACTATATCATCAGCGTTATTAGAGAGACCTGGTGTCGCATTACCAGCATTGTTTATGAGAACTCTACCACCTGATGTAATGCGAAGTCTTTCATTGGGTGATGCACCACCATCAGGAGTTGTTTTAAATACTAATCTACCAGGCATATCATTACTACCTGGAGTTCCATCCACTTGACCTGTTATTTGTGCTGCTGGGGTATTTAAATCGGTTCCATCAGCACCAGCAAATTTTACAGCCCCAAGAGTGTCATTATTTGCAACTACGGTATTTGAACCAACACTTGTTCCTCTAGATTTTGCCAAAATAAGTGATGGAGAACCTGCTGCATTATTTTGATTTTGAACAATATTAATAGCTCCATTCGAGTCTGCTCTTTCTACTTGTAACATTCCACTAACTCCACCAGAGGCTCTTGCACTGCTATTTGAAATTAATGTACGCCCATTAGTATCTATGCGTACTTTTTCTGAGCCGTCAACATGAAACTCTATTACTGTGCTTGATTTTTCATCATCTCTATCTGCACTAAATACTAAATCACCACCTCCACCTCTAATTTCAGATTCAGGTGTTCCTGTAGCATCACTATCTGTAAGCCTTATTGTTGGTGTAGTGCTTTCTAAATCAAGCAATACAGTAGGTGAATCTGTGCCGATACCACAATTCCCCGAACTATCGACTCGAACTCTTTCACTACCAGCAGTTTCTATTGTAAAAGTATCTGCTGCAGGAAATCTTATTGCAGTATTTGTATCGCCAGAATGAATTATTTTATCAGGAATTGTTAAATCATCGCTTGTAGTTATGCCTCCAGTAACATTCAGTCCGGTAGCACTTATATTTAGTCTTGTTGTACCAGCTATCGCAACATCAAAATTACTTGCACCAGAACTAAAAATACCCGTATTTAATTCATCTCTAAACCCAAGACCGACAGCACTTGCAGAACCATCTTCAATAGTTAACGTACCATCAAGTTGTAATAATTCTACCCACGCATCATTCGCACTATTTCTTATTTTTAAAATTCCTGTATTAGTGTCTGCCCAGAACATATAGGCGGCAGTTGTACTAGGTGAGGATGCACTGCTGTTATTTGTTAAGACTGCTTGTAAAGCGTCATTTAAATCTGAACGAAAACTCGCTCCTGACTGGTTTGCTAAATTATAATCATGTGTTGCCATAAGTCAGTTATACCAATGGGTTTAAAAGTTTAAGCACCTTCTGCACCGAAGCCATTTGCTTGATATGAAAATGTGCGGTCAATAGCTGC